TCTGATAATCTTAATAGTCTATCAAATAATTGCTGGTTTTGAGATTCTAATCTCGCTATTTGCAGTTTAAGAATATTACACGATTCACATTCTTTACTTTCTCTAACTTCAGCTTTAATTAACTCTTCCCGTAAAGTAATACAATTCAAACAAGGCTCATAATCACGATTAAACAATTTTGCTATCCAACGTAACATAAATCACTTTTCAAAATGAAATTCGCCATTAGGATTAACAATGAAACAACAATATTTTCCATTATCTTTATCAGAAAGATATTTGCTTCTTAATTCAAATTTTTTCCTTTCGGCAACTGTATACCAGAGTAAGGGAGATTTCAAATCAACTTTTAGTAATTCATCTATATACTCTTCAGTATCAATAAAACAATAATATGCTCCCTCTCCTAGATCCAATAATTTTTCAACAATCGGATCAACTATATTATGCATAAATCAATGCCTCCTACTAAACCTAGACTTTCTAGTAACCATTCCACTTTGTCTCTTTGATTCAATTCTTTCCATTTGTCTATAAAAGCCTGTTTGGTCATTAGTGAGATTTAATCGCTCTACCGCAGCCTGAACCAATCTTTGCGTTTCCATTTCATCTGTAGCACCATCTAAATATCTCTGAGCTGCTTTACAAAGATATCTAAAATTATCCAATGGATCATCACCATTAAATTCTTTGATGTCTTCTTTCTTTTTTTCATCATATACGGCTATTGGAATTGTATCAATAATGATTTCACAATGACTAAAAAATTGAATCTTAGGAAGATTAGTTTCTTCCGGCTCATCCATAAATTGACTTCTATAACGAGCTAAAGCATCTTGACCATGATTACGAAAAATATAATTGGCTTTATCAAGATCGTAGAATTCTCCATCAGCTATTAATTTTTCCGTTTGCTGCCATCTCAAGAAATCGTGACATAACTGAAGACCAGCAATTCTAGAACCTGGACTATTATCACTACTAGACGGAACTAATCCAGAGTATCTCTGAAATTGATCTGCAATTGTTTCAACTCCCCTATCTTGCATTGCTGAACCACAGATTGTTGTATTAACAATATTTTCACCATGACTAACTTCTTTTACTTCCGAAGCCCAAAATGGAAGATCTTTACCTAACCAACTTCTTTCCCTATAGACATATAATCTTTTAGTGGGTGCAATTGCTCCCCACATAGCATGACACATTGCCCTTTTGCCCCAGTCAATAGATAATATTCTAGGCCACCATTCTGGAATGGTAAAAGGTTCAATGACATGAAGTGCATTCTCAGGCTCTCCGGGAAAACGTATTGGTCTATATTCGGGAAACACACTTCCTTCAAAGGCATGCCAATCTCCATACTTTTTAGCATTCTTTTCTGCCTCTGGTAATATCTCTAACTTCTGTAAGTATTGTGGGTCATATGCCATACCATAAGGATTATCCTGAGGTAGACATGGAATATAAGTTCGATAGAGACCCGTTTTAGTGTCACGAAGAATCTTATATCCTTTTTCGTCTGGTTTTACGAATCTATTGTAAACAAATGTCTGGCCAATTCCGCCAGGATTAGTCCCACTCCTAGCAATAGCAATATTAAACGATGATCCTGGCCGGACACGGCTGCCGACCATATAGATATACATTTGTTCTTCAAAGTGCGTAAGCTCGTCGAACGCACAATAGTTATACTGAGCTGTGTCGTATTGCCTTTTGACGTCAGCCATATGCTGGATATGTCCGAAATCGAAATACGACCCATACTCAGGCCAAGTCCAACTATGTTTGGTTTCATTGTATATTGCGCCTGTTAATGGATAATATTCCTTTGAGAGTCGTATAACTTCTCGTTCAAGGTCATTGTAATTTCTTCTAAGTAATATTCCCTTAAATCCTCTAAACTTGTAAAACCCGCGTATAAGAGGAAGAACTGTAAGTATGAAAGATTTTCCTCCGTAGGCGGCTCCACCATATAAGGCTTCAAATACTTCATCAGGAATACTTAAAAAATCTTCTTGCCTTAGATGGGGGGTTATCTCTCGTATAAAACCATTACCGGGGTCAGAAAGTGATACTTGCACTATTTATTTGGCTGAGATGAACCACTCTCATAACGGCGCTCACATAATGTAGTAATAGGATAACTTAATCCCTTACTAGCTCCAGCATAGGATGTTCTAATTATATTAAATATTGGTAATGGTTTAAGTATTAAAGTTAATCTTTCTTCATGGGACATTATACCAAATCTATTAAGATTGACTTTGTTCTTCATTTCCATATAATACCCTTTTGTGATTAGGGACTGTTCTAATAACATACTCACCCCATAAAATATCTACTTTTAATTCCATACGGGCCATAAATCTACTAATGCGCCATCCAACGCCTAATACTGCTACTAGATTAACTAATGCGCCGATGACAATTAAAGTAGTCTGGTCCATTAATATAATTTAAGGAATAAGAACAATAGGTCCAGCATAGCTTTCCAATTGCACTTTATTAACTACAGAAGTTGGAAAGTTTGCATCTCTAAATGCCTCTGCCCTACTTTTAGCTATAGCATCTCCTTGTTCACTATTTACTACAATGAAAGCATGAACGCGCGCGCTATTAGGTGGAGTAGCCGCGGCCAAAACTGCATATGCATCAACCATTTTATTTTTCCTTTGTTATTTAAATTACTGTTATTTAAACTGCCTGCAATCTAATTTCAACGTCCGCCGAAGTAGTTCTAATAAAGGGAGCACGTGTAGAAAAAGAACCATCTGCTGCAATTGTAATAGTTTCAGCACTAGCAAACGTAATTTCATCTGCCGCTTGTAATGTGGCGCCTGTATCAGATGTATATCCTAAAGTTTGTCTAGCTGGCATTGCATAGGCTAGATTTTGAACAAGTGCATGGAGGGGACCAATTGTTAATAGTTCAGTTGGCATTTGTTATTTCCTATTTTCATTATTGGATTCTAAGGTTAATTGGAGCGCTTGGTAAAACTACAAATGTAAAACTAATACTAGAGGATTTTGGTCCTTCTCCAGCAACGTTAGACGCACTTAATGTTAGAGTATGCGAACCTGGAGTAAAAGCAGGAAAATTAACTACACAAACAAAAGGAGATGAACTACCAGAACAAACAACACCAGTTAATGTAATACCTACAGTAGCACTATCAGGATAGTATTTATAAATATATGCATTTACATCTACTAAAGAAGGACCAGCTTGATCCAATACTAATCTAGAAGTTCCAGTAGCTTGAGCTAGTAATAAAGAACTAGAAAGGAAAATAGACAAAACTAGCAAAATTCTAAACATCAATGATTTCATATTGGCTTACCTTCTTTTGAAGAGGAGCATATAGATGCAATTCAACCCTATTACCTTTTGTATCCTTACCCTCTAGTCTGTCTACAATTTGACTTAATGTCCCCGCTATTCTAGGTAAATCCTTAGCTTCTACATCCTGTGGGTCGATTAAACTAAGCGCCTGCATTAATTTAGTAGTAGCTAGGTCTCTAATCTCATGCCTTTTATCTAATACTCTAGTTTGAGCATTTTCGTCGCCGAGATTATTTCCATTCGCATATTTACTAGCCGTCTGTTGACTAACCCCATGAATTTCAGATGCTCTAGTCGCTCCCAACTCAAGCGCGTCGTTAGCAATTATTTCTCTTTGCTCAGTAGGTAAATTAATAGGTCCTCTAGTTTTGGGAAGAATAACAATTCCATTATCCAAAGATTTTATAGAGTCCTCGATCCGAAGTTCTTCCACTTCGCTATCTTCTAGGATAATTTTCATAGTTTACTAATTAAAAAAATATCACACTATGAACTTTCAGTGTCCCTTGACAACGTGCCTTCATCATGGTAACATACACACAGTGTCCGGTCAAGGGCAGGTCGGACCTCCATCAGAGATTATACTAATGTTGAAAATAACAGGAATTGATTTTTCTATTTTGATTTCTCCTGGAGTTTATTCTTGGAGAAGAGGAAATAATTATTTATATATAGGAAAATCATATAAACTTATTCATCGTATATTAAACCATGATATTATAGGAGTAGTTGAAGATTTATTACCAGATGATATAATTGAATTTCTTCCTTTAGGAAGAGATGAAATTGAAGTAGCCGAAAAGCAATTAATAAGAAAATATAATCCAAAATATAATAAATATTTTAATCAAAATCTAGAGTCCAAAGAAAATAAAATATCTACTAGAAATGCATTGCAAATAGCAAATTCCGATGTAATCAATGAAAGCATTCTTAATCAAAAATTAAGAAGAGAAAAACAGCTAGCCAAAGAAATGGGAATTAGTGTAGAACAATTACAATTGATGGGACAAGCTGCTAGACAACTAGAAAAATAACATCCATTTATTTTAACATTTTACTAAACTCCTGTTTGTTCGATACCTCGCCCCGTAGCCG